GTGTCGGTGTGCTCACAAAAAAACGCCCGCCCTTTGAATAATTGCAACGATTACACGCAGCTATTAAATTATCTGGCAAGTCATTACCACCTTTTGATCTTGGAATGATGTGATCGACAGTCGTAGCATCCTGCCCACAATACTGGCAAACATATTGGTCGCGTTGCAGTATCTTAACTCTAATCTTTCGCCATCGATCTGTGCTACCACTACTGCGTAATGCAGACTTAGCCATCAATACCAACCCTTTAACTTATGGTGCGCAAGCGCAGCACAAACAGTAGAATACCTTGCTTCAATATACTTCAATTGCCAATCAATCTGTTTATATCCATTAACTTTCTTTAGATACTTTGATCTGCCTTGAGGAATACCATAATGACTTCCATTTTTGGCTTTTGGATTCCATCTTGATTCTTTGTAATTTAATTCATCTAAACAATAAAACTCATCTACATTATTGAGCTGCATAAAAGCATATTGTCTGTAATGGTTAGTCTTATGAATAACTTGGGATTCAGCTCTTTCAAGGCTATTCATTTGTGCTACAAATAGAGCGAGCCCAACTAGCGTGCACCTTGCGAGCTGTCCGCAGCGCGGCTCGCCTTTTCGCCTTGAGGGCGAATGCGATCTAGAGCGTAGCATGCCTTGTCAAATCACTTAACAAAACCGCAGGTCAGACGGCATGTCGTAATTCTTAGGTCATCAGTATCAATCCATGTTTCATCATAGCCAGTCATGGTTTACCACCCCATCCATTACCCTTAAACACCAAACCTACTGATGAGTAAATTCTAGTCATATCGATATTGCATTTAGGACAATTCATACCACCATCATCCTCTTTGTAAGTTCTATGAACTGATCCATAAGTGCCGCATTCTTTGCAACTGTATTCATAGGTAGGCATTATTTACTCGCAATCAATTGACAAGTGTGACAGGGCTTTGTTTGCCATCGCCAGCCACCACACTTATCGCACCTGCAAATATCTGAATCAGGAATACTTAATGCTTCAACGACATTCTTGACCCCAACCGCACCGCAATCCATACATTGATAAAGCTTAAATCCATCTGGCATGTCCATTGAATCAAGCCACAAAAACTCTGTATTGCGCTTGCAGCCATTACATTTGAATTGAGTGTAATTGCTCATTTATCTACAATCTCCTGACATTTGTAACACAATCCTTTTGCGGATGTTGTCAATACCCGATCATCGCCACAAACTCCACATTTAATAACTGATTTTACCAAGTGTGGTTTGCCATCAGCATCAATTTCTACTGTTAAACCTGTCCCTTGAACGAAAGCGATATATCCCATTATTCACCTCCTTCAAAAAACCAATTGCCTTGACTTGTCATTCTTGCCCAAGTTGCATGACCTGTGTTTTTGTCTTTGCAAACATATCCGTAATAAGGTTTGCCAGATTTGCTTATCCCTTGCTTCAATACATGACCCTTATCGCAGCAAACTGGTGGCTCTTTCGGCGTTGATTTACCTATTGCATCAACAGCTTGTTCGACGCTCCACAATGATGGATCATCTTGTTTATTATCAACTTCAAAAGATGCTCTGAGTGCATCCTCGACAGCTGCTGATCTTGAACCTGCTGATCCGTAACGCCTTTGTTCTAGCTTCTTTTCAAATTCGTTGGCGTTTACCTTAGCCATCTCTTCTCTCGAAGCGCGTTTGCCTTTAGCTGCGAAACCAGCATTTGCGAGCGCACGACCGATCGCTGAAGTCTCACAATTCTCCAATGCAGAAGTGCTATTAACACCCTTTTCCGTAATGTTCTCAAAAGCAAGCCCAGTCGCACACGGTTTTGCGTCTGCTTCCGTTTTGAATAATTTAGCAAAAACAATGAATCGAGTGTTTGAGGCCTCGATAAGCTCTGTTTCCACTCTGGAGTCTGGAAATTTGTCATGCCATTTGTCCAATCTACTTTCTACAGTTTCGTAATCGTTTAAATTAAACATTATTCCTTCCATTCAAAATCATTGTCTTGCATTGCCTCATGGCAGGTTTTGGAAATTGCAATATATGCAAGCGCGTCTTTGTAGTGATCGCCAACTTCAGGGGACTCGACTGATCTACTGATTTTGACAAGTGCCATTGCCATTGCAACTTGATTTGGTGTGATTGGATAACCAAGATATGCAGACCAAAGCTGCGCAATACGCGAATGCTGTGGCATTGGATGTCCATATTGTGATCCTCTTGTATGGATAAGGTTGATGGCATCATCAAAAAGTTCCTCAGTTTTTGTCATAATCAAACACCTGATCCAACTTCATGGCTTGCACTTTAGCTTGATGTTCCAAGCAAGATTTCCAACCAGCTGATCTGCCAGCCCAATAACCATTTTGGTAATGTCTATCTAAACGCCATTCATCAATAAAGTAAAAAATCATTCCAGCAATACCCGCCAGAATCATCCAATAAACTGCTGTTTCAAATGTCATTTTGCTCCCTTTGGCTGAACGCCTTGTTCAGTTAGGGTTTAGTATGAACCTAATTACTGACGGCGCAACAACCTTTTGGCGTGTCGTTTATAACGATTAGATAACGCCAATATCCTCAACCTGATCGATATGATCATCAATCGTGCGTGGCTGATAATCTGTTTCACGCCCCATAGGATTTTCCGCCATAAGTAAAGCTGCCATCTTTGTTAATTGGAATCAATGTGGGAGTCATATTTTTGCCATCCCATTCCAAAATAACTATGCCCATTTGCCAATTAGCCAAGCCTTTTGTATAACTGGCTTTTGCCCTGTTCATAAGGTTGCCTGTTTCAACCCCGTAAAGGGGTCTATAAGCCCCGTAGAGCCCCTCAGAATAGGCTGATATACCTAACCTGTGGGTATGACCACAAACCACGCTCTTTCCTGCCTTTTTGGCAAGATTTAGGGCAGTCTGTCCAGCGTTCTGAGATATGTTGGCTTCGTCACCATGAGCCAAAATCCAGCCCTTCTCAAATTCGTAAAATGTCTTATGAAATGTAATGCCCATAGATTCAAAATCCATGAACTTGGCATATTGCAGCTCAGGCAGACTTATAAGTCCAGGAACTTTTAATAAAGTGTTATAAAGGCGATCAGTATGATTACTGCGGATAATGTGAGCTTCTCGGCTGTGCTCTGTGAGAGCCCAAAGAATTTCTTGGGTAGAGCTGCGGTCATCATCCAAAGTTTGTTGATAAGCCAAAGGTGTTTTTTCAGCCCAACGGCTAATTGTTTGAAAATCGATTTCATCACCGACACAAAGAACACTATCGAATCGCTCCCTTTTTGCTAACTTAATAACATTTTTAACTGCTTGCTCATGATGATATGGAATCTGTAAATCAGAAATTACCAAATATCGCTTAATCGTCATCCTCATCTGGAGTTGGAATTACTGGAATTATGTTGCCATCTCCGACTATCCAATCTGGCATTCGATCGCTATCCATTAAATATAAAGCAACCGACTCCGAAAATCCTGCACGGCGAGCAGCTTTGAATATCTCATGTTTGGCAATATAGAATTGATCCAATTTTGTCAATGGCTCAGGAGTGTGGCGAACTACTCTCCGATTAACCTTTTTTCGAGTTGTGCGTTTTCGTGTGTTCGCCATGATTAAAATTATGACTTAGATATTAAAACAAATAATTCATCGACACGCTTTTCGAGTCGATTTAATTGATCTTTCATTGAACTGCCACCATTAGGTCGTAATTCGTTAAGCCAGCCTTTAACTAGGTATCTCAAACCAATAAACACGCTTGTTAGCGCGGCGCAAACGCCAGCGAAAAAGCCAGCCCATTCTGTCGGACTCATTTCGCATTGATTCCGTAATCAACCTCGATGCCTGATTTTGGATCGAGAGCTTTGATAATTGGAGCGACAATACTGCCCAAAAGTATTGAATAAGCAGGGTTAAGATCAGATGCAATTGCAAGCGCACATGCCACGCCACTAGCTGCCACAGCTCTTAAATATGACTTAATTGCTGCTTTGTGTTTTTTGGTTAGTTTCATTAATTGCCTTTCAGTAGTGGGATGTCGAACTTTTCGCCAGTTTGATTTGGCTTGAAAGAAATATGAATATGCTTAAAATGGGGATTCAACCCACGATATTTGACAAACTTCCAAAGCGACTTTGCTGATGCAATTTTACCAGCATGAATTACATACAGAAAACGCTTATCCTTTTTTGCTGCCTGTCGAATCTGATCTGCCAAATCGAAACTAATTCCTTCTTGGTCAGATAGGCGAGCGTCAATGTCGATGGCACATACCTCACCGCGTTCGTCCGGGTTATGCTGACTGACTCTGGCTGAATGGCGAGCATCACCAATCCATCCATCATTTGTGCGCTTGCGATCAGGGAAACATTCATTTACTTGTTCCCTAAAGGTTTCAGCAGCTTTAGATAACCAAGGCTTCATTAGCTAATTAGCAATTTAAGTTCATCGGCAGTTAAGCCAAGACGATCTGCAATTGCTTGTTTTGCTTCTGCTTTTGCTGTTGCTTCCGCTTTTTCTTGTTTTAACATTTCTTTAACGGCAGTGTATTCAGCCAATTCTTCAGCAGTCATTTCTCGATCAATAATTTCATTTGTTGCTATATCATGAATTCTTATTTTTGGATTAGACATATTATTTAACTCCATAAATTTTAACTGTGCCTGTTGATAAATTTCCACCAGAATTAGAAAAACGCAAGCCATCTACTGCGCTAGTGCTTACGACACAACCAGCAACAATTCTGCCTTCTTGCCTTCCGTCTGTTGTGTCTTGATATGATCCAACAACTTCATAACTTTTATATGTTGTTGTTGAAGCATAATTGGCAATTCTAACAACCCAAAAATTATCAGATATTGTGCGATCCATAACTAATCCTGAACCATCTGTGCTTAATCTTGCACCTGCGGCATTACCCCAAATTACTTCATTACTGCCACCAATGGAAGTAGGTGCGACAGCTGCAACAGTTAATGAAGTTGTGCTATTTCTAGGAGTGCAGAAAAATACTCCATTAGCAGTTGCATTAGTTACTCCATAAATGTAAATTTCTAAAGTATTATATGATTGACTTATACTGGTAATATCTGTTGTAGCACCTGTTAAAGATGTTGTTGATAACAAAGTAAAAGCACCAGCTGAAATAGTTGTCCATGCTGGAACTCCACCACTTACTGAAAGCACCTGACCGCTAGTGCCAATTCCAAGTCTAGTGTTTGTATTTGCTGTTGATGAACGATATTCAATATCGCCAAGAGTTGTTGATGGATTAAGATTTTTGGTTGTTGTATCAATTGCAGTTCCAAGTGTGCGAATTGCACTTGCACCATCTTTGACTAGATCGGTGTCTGCTGGTGTTGTCCAGCCATAATTGGTAGTTGTTGGCATTTTATCCTTTTCCTATGCGACTATTGTAGCGTATTCCCATGTCAGAGTTGTGCTTAAAGTGTTCCAAGCCTCAGTTATTGGCGTGGTATTCCAACGCATCGCAACTTGACTGTAAGCTGTTGGCGATAGCGTTAAAGTTATAAATAATTGATTAAAACTGACTGACCAAGACCAGCCCTCAACATATCCTTCAAATTCACCATTAGAAATTTGATTTGGCAGGTTTTTAAGATTGACTGGCATTCCGATAAATGTGCCAAGCAAGGCATCACGATCAGCATCATCAATTTCTGGGTTATTTATTGGGAATGTAATTGTGTCAAATACTGGTTGAGGATAAGCGCGTTGATTTATGTATCGATCGGCAACCGCTTGGGCATCTGTGGCATCATGCAAAACTGTGTTGATCGTTTCTGATTTATAGCCATAGGTTGCAATTGATGTGGCATCCGTAGCTGTTTTTTGTGAGCCAAAATTATTGCCATAATTGATGTAAATATCGTTGCGAATATCGCCAGCCCTTGTTGTTGTCCGCAATCCTCGACCTAATGCATGATTGGCACTTAACTCAACATAACCATTGGTGAGCAAATAATTCTGTCTGTGATCGGCATCGGCATATCCAACATTTCCTTGATTGTCCTCATATAAATAACCAAAGGCTGAATTGGCAATTTGTGCAGCTATGTTGTAAATGGTATCGGCTGATGCTGACCTGTTTTCCATTTCATAAAGTCCGGGCGTATCTATCTCGCCAAGTCCAACATCTTGAGCATTTGCCCATGTTTCAGTTGCATCATAACCAGTCCAAGTTTCAGCTGCTGGCACTTCATTCCAACTGTTTAATAATAAATCATCAAGTAAATCTAATATTTGATTGCCATCATAATCTTGGCTTAGCACGCCATCGGTAATTGTCTTTTGTAATTTAGCCAATGCACCCAGCGCAATAATCTTGTATGCAACAACTGTGGCTCTTGATCCAGTATCCTCAACTTCAATTGTTAAATCAGTTATATTGCCACCAAATAAACTTACATAAGTTCCGCTTGTATCTTTAATTTGTAAAGTAATTCCGTCATTAATATCAAAAGCATATGTTTCATTATTTGGAGCAATAATTGTGCAACTGATATAAGATGCCGTTGGCTGTGAATAAACATCTTGGCGACCTGCAAAATGAGTCAGATCAGCAATTGTTACATCAGTGTATTCGACACCTTCAACGCTTAATTTCCAATCACAAGTAAATGCACTCATCTAGCCTGTCCAAATGGAGTTCCAACATAAACCCCACCCCTAGCCTGTGAATTGTTTAATGTGTTGACAATTGTTCGGGCTGTTCCTTCGGCATCAATAGCACCATTAACAGTGATGTTATATTGCGGATTGCCTGATCCATAAGTAAATGTTGAGCTGCCTCTTGGAACTGATGGAACGCTTGATCGACTTGCAGATGGAGCAGGATTTGGTAATGATCCGATATTTACGCCCGGAATTATGTTAACAACTCTAATTAATTCATTCGCAAGTGATACAACCAATCCAATTGCTTCTCTTAAAAATGTAATAAATCCTTGAACAATTCCAATAACTGCGCTAATTGCTTTTCCAAATCCTTCAGCACCTTTTTGAGTTTCAGCAAGTCCTGCGCTTAATCCTTCATTTCCAGTTAATCCAGCAATAAAAGCATTAAGTGTAGGAATGCCACTATCATTCAAAAATGTTATAAATTGCTCAACGGCTGGTAATAAAGCAACGCCAAGTGATTCTTTGGCTTCATCAAATGCAACTTTAATTCGATCAATTTTGCCTTGGAATGTTTCCGCATTTTGAGATGCTGCGCCACCATATAAATCAGCCAATGCTTGTTGAATTTCTGTAAATGACATTGTTTTTAATTCAGCAGCTGACAAACCAAGTCCTAATCTATTTAAAGCAGTTGTTTGTCCATCATGAGCACGACCTAAAGCTGTGGCGACTTGTTCAAGGTCTTTACCTGATCCTTTTGAAATATCTAAAGCCAAACTCAATAATTTTTGAGCTTCTTCAGTTGATTTTGTTGAAACTGCCAATCTCTGCATGGCAGGGCGCAACTGTTCATCTGCAACTCCAGTCGCCAAAGATGTTTGAAGGATAAAATCCTCAGTTGCCTTTATTTGGGCATCAGTTGCGCCTGTGGCTTCTCTTAAAGCGTTGGCTAACCTTAATTGTGCCTGTTCATCCTCAATTGCTGCTTTGACCCCATCAATGGCTAATTTGCCTGCATAAGCAACAGCAGCAGCAGCAGCTACGGCAAAAG